TTTAATGAATACTTCTAAATTTTACGGTTGGAAACATTTAGTTTATTTTCCTGATGTAGGTAACAACGTTGAAATATTAGCCGATTTATTACACAAAAAAACGGGTAAAAGTTTTGACCCGAAAGCACATAACACAATAACAGACGCTGAAATTACCCGTGAAATGGATTGGATACTAAATCATTTTAAAATATTAACACGAAAAGACACAAAAGGAAAAATAACACCCGTTGACTTTTGGAAAATGGCAGTCGAATTAAAGTACGAAGAAGGATTACACACGGCTTCAATTGATAGCTGGAAGGACTTAAACCACGAATACGAAAAATACGGTGGTTACGCACAATATTTAGAATACGTTTTGCCTTTGAGAAATTATTTAGCTGAAGAAAACAACTTACATTTTCACACAATAATACACCCTAAGCTAACTGAAAAGGAAAACGGTAAAAGAAACGCACCTACGCCGCATGATTTAAAAGGTGGTAGTGAATGGTTTAATTCAGGTAAATGCATGATAACAGTACACCGTGAAAACCCGAGTACGAACGAAGTGCAAATTTATTTTAATAAGATTAAGCCACGATCGATAGGCGAAGTAGGGGAAATATTACTACGTTTTGATAAAAGTAAATTTGTGTATTACGTTGATGAATGGCAAGGTAACCAAAGTTTCAATAAGTACGCACAAGAAAAACACGAATCAAATAGTTTTCCGACTAAACAATCTGTATTAAAGCCTGATATTGTAAACGGAAAAGAATTACTTTCGTTTAGTGAACGAATGAAGCAAGGCGCATTTGAAGAATTAAAACCAATTGAAAACGCAAATGGCGAAATGACTATGCCATTTTAAATTAATAAATATGACACCTAAAAAAAAAGCATTTGAATTAAAGTATAAATATTCTAAATTATTAGACTTAAAAAGTACTGATGAATTAGTTTTGAAATGTGCATTGATTGCTATTGAAGAAATGATAAAAGAACCGAGGATGTTTGATAGCGAACAAGTAAAATATAGTGACGGTTCATATGCCCGTTCGTATTATGAAGTCCCGAATAAATTTTGGCAACAAGTAAAAAACGAAATAGAAAAGTTATGCTTGAAATGATAAAACGTAAAGCGGGTTTAAACGTACTTTACTGGAAAATAAAATATAGTTTAGACAACATCAAAGAAAAACACGAACACCGTACCGACCTTATTTCTTCAATGGAAAAGAGTTTAACTGAAGTAGGCGAAGCGGTGCAATATTTAAACCACGTAGATAAAATGTTAATGGCTACGAATAGACGAAACCACGAATTAGAACTTGAAAACATAAAGCTAAAACAAGAAAATAAAAGTTTAAATAAGCATTTAGAAATGTTAATAAGCGGTGAAATATGAAGCCAAGAAAATGTAAGTACTGTAAACAACCCTTTGAACCGTCCGTGTTTTTGCAAAAAAATTGCTTCGACCCTAATTGTGTAACTGAATGGATAAACGATGTAAAACAAAAGAACTGGCAAAAGAAAAAAGCGAAGTTAAAAGCCGATTTAATGACTATTCAGGACTATATAAAATTAGCGCAGCAAGTATTTAATAAATACATTCGTTTACGTGATGCTGGGAACGTTTGTATTTCGTGTCAAAAAAAGCCGTTAAAAGAAAATGCTGGACACTTCTACAATGCTAATAATCATTGGTCCGTACGTTTTGACGAACGCAACGTGCATTTACAATGCGAACACTGTAATACTTATTTAAGCGGTAATTTAATCGAATATAGAAGTAGATTAATTAACAAGATAGGAATTGAACAATTAACACTTTTAGAGCTGGAAGCCAATAAAACACGGAAGTTTACAATAGACGAATTAAAGCAAATAATTAACAAGTATAAATTAAAGATTAAACAATATGGAAATTAAATTAAAATGGATTTACCTAACTAAGGTAAAAAACAAGTACGGTTACATTTATAATTATTTTTACGTTCGTAGGAATAGGCAGTATCTTTATTCAAGTCAAAGGTTGGAAGATGCGCAAGACTTTGTAATTAGATATGCTGAAAAGAATAACATTAAAAACATTTACAAATGATTACGGGGTTTGAAGAACACACCAGCGAATTAACAGCTGAAGAAATGGAAATACTAAATATAGTAATTCACGGATTTAGACAGTACAAGAAAAACAATCCGATAAAAAGCGAATTAATAGTAACACGAATGAATCAGTATCTACAATACAACGGATACAAAATTAAAATGACTGGTCCGCGTTTACGCAAAATGGTTAATTACATACGTTCAAATGGCTTAATTCCTTTAATAGCTAACTCACAGGGATATTTTACAAGTGATTGTAAGCAAACTATACTTGAACAAATAACAAGCCTTCAGGAACGTGCAAACTCAATTGAGAATGCGGTGCAAGGATTAAAGAAATTTTTGTAGTTTTTTTTTAAAACTATTGTTATATTAAAAATTTAGATTATATTTGTAGAAAATTAAACAAAGTTATTATGAAACATTTATTGAAATCGTTGGCAGCATTCCAGCAAGAAGTTAAAGTAATTCACAAAGCAACACAAGGGTACGGATATTCGTATGCTGATTTACCTAAAATTTTCGATGAAATTAACCCGTTACTACAAAAACACGGATTAGGGTTTACGCAACTAATAAACACTAAAGAAGGCGTTAACTATTTAGCTACGGTAGTATTTCATGTAGAAAGCGGTGAACAAATAGAAAGTAACTGCATGATTCCGTATGTACAACTAAAAGGAATGAATGACTTTCAAAGTTTCGGTTCGGGTGTTACGTATTTTCGTAGGTATTGTTTAAGTTCGATGTTAGGTTTAGTAACGGACAAAGATACGGACGCTTCAGGTGAACAAGAAAAACCTAAAAAAGAAAGCTTGGATAACAAAAGATTTACCGATGCTTTAAAAGCAATTAACGAAGGTAAAATAACGGTTGAAAAGCTAAAAGAGAAATTTCAATTAAGCGAAGCACAAGAAAAAGCATTATTATTGTTATGAAAATGCAATCTAAAATAGTATTATTTGACGCTGATAGCCTTGTTTATCAATCGATTTACAAGGTTATAAGCTTCGGTGAAATTAGAGAAATGATAGCAATTGGAAAATTACGGTTTGAAATTGAAATGGAAATTTTACAACGTGGTTATGATAGATTTGAAAAAATAAGTTTTGATATTTTAAACGAAATTGAAGAACATTTTCACGTTGAAAAAACAATGTACTTTTTTACTAAATGCAAAAATAACTTCCGAAAAGAAATTTACACGCAATACAAAGAAAACCGTAAAAAACCGAATAGGTGGATTTCTGAATTACGAGATTATTTAATTGATTACTGGAATAATTCATTTGCTCACAATCAATACGAAGCTGATGACCTTATTTTTTATAATGCTCAATTGTTGAATGTAGACAAATATATTATTTGTTCAATTGATAAAGATTTAAAACAAATAGAAGGTTTACATTATGATTATTACCAATTAAAAAAATATACTGAAGATGGTGAAGAATTTAAGGTTCGAAAAGGATTTATTTACATGGATAAAACGGACTGCGAAAATTTACTTTGTGAACTATTTTTAGTTGGTGATTCATGCGATAATATAAAAGGCGTAAAAGGAATTGGTAAACAAAAGGCAAATAAGATAATTCAATCAAAAAACACAACTTACGGAAAATTTAAAGCTATTTGCGAAGCCTATAAAAATGAGTCTGAAAACTGGAAGGAAAAATTAAGAATAAATTATAAATTATTAAAATTTCAATAATATGAATCCTGAAGTTAACCAAGAAATACAAGAATTAAAAAAAGAACTAAAAGAATTAAACCAATTATTAAAAGCCTTATTAACGGTAACAGATGAAGGCGGTACTGTAAATACTGATTCTTTAGTAATTAAAATGTTAAAAGTAAAAATAAATAAAAAGTAAAATGGAAAAAAGAGACAACAGCGGAGCGTTATTTACAAACGACAAAAAGACGAAAGAAACGCACCCGGATATGAATGGTAAAATAACAATTTTAGGACGTGAATTTTACAT